AAAACAAGGAAGACATCGCCTATTTGCGCGAACAATTGTCTGAGGACTTCCAATTTACCAAGACGCGCAAGGCTGTAGCCGAGTGTATCCTCAACGCCGCTGTCTACGGTACTGCTGTAGCCGAATTGGTGCTAGAGGAAGTCAAGGAAATGAAGCCAGCCACCCAGCCTATCATGGATGGGGCGATGCAAGCGATTGGTGTTAACATTGAAGACCGTGTGGTTGTCAAGTTACGCCCAATCCTACCTCAGAACTTCCTGATTGACCCTGTTGCCTCTTCTATTGAGGATGCCTTGGGTGTTGCGATTGACGAGTTTGTTCCTAAACACCAAGTAGAGATTGGAATCCAAAATGGTATCTATCGTGATGTTGATCTTGAGTCTGCCGATACTGATTCAGACATTGAAGCTGACAAAGAGCTTACCTCTTTTGACGAAGATAAAGTTAGATTAACCAAATATTACGGTTTAATCCCACGTCACCTCTATAATGCGGCGATTATGGAGGACGATGAGGATGATGAGTTGTCCAAAGAAGTCAAACCTGAAGAAGATGAAGACGAAGAGGACGAAGGCTACGTTGAGGTGATTGTTGTTATCGCCAACGGTGGTCAACTGCTCAAGATCGAAGAGAATCCCTACATGATGCAGGATCGCCCTGTTGTGGCTTTCCCTTGGGACGTAGTACCCTCTCGCTTCTGGGGTCGTGGTATCTGTGAGAAGGGCTATAACAGCCAGAAGGCTTTGGATGCTGAGCTTCGTGCCCGTATCGATGCCCTAGCCCTCACTGTCCACCCTATGATGGCTATGGATGCCTCTCGTATGCCTCGTGGGGCTAAGCTGGAGATTCGTCCCGGCAAGACAATCCTTACTAACGGCAACCCTGCTGAAATCCTCCAGCCATTTAAGTTTGGTAACCTAGATCAGGTGACCTTCGCTCAGGCGGGTGAGTTGCAGAAGATGGTTCAGATGGCTACTGGCGCTATTGACGCTGCTGGCATCCCCGGAACAATCAATGGTGACGCTGCTGCTGGTGCTGTATCCATGTCGATGGGTGCAATTATCAAGCGCCACAAGCGTACCCTGATTAACTTCCAAGAGTCTTTCCTAATCCCTATGATTGAGAAGACAGCGTGGCGTTACATGCAGTTTGACCCTGAGCATTACCCTGTCAGCGATTATAAGTTTATACCTTCGTCATCTCTGGGTGTTATCGCTCGTGAGTATGAGGTTACACAACTTGTACAACTGTTGCAGACGTTGGGTCAAGATAGTCCAATGTACCCAATGCTGGTTACAGCGGTTATTGACAACATGGGTCTGTCTAACCGTGAAGAGATTATCGCTCAAATGGCTGAGGTGTCTAAGCCTGACCCACAGCAGCAGCAAATACAACAACAGCAGATGCAAATGCAGATGCAGACAATGCAAGCGCAACTTGAACTTATCCAGTCTCAAGCAATGGAGGCTCAAGCGAGAGCACAGAAATACGCTGTCGAGGCTCAACTTGAACCAGAGGTTGTTAAGGCTAAGATGGCTGCGGCTATCTCTACCAACATCCAGCAGGGTAATGCTGATGATGCTGAGTTTGAGAAACGTGCCCGTATCGCTGATCTGATGCTCAAGGAAGCTGACATTAAGAGCAACGAGCGCATCGCAGCAATGCAAGTTAGCGCTAGAAATAGCAAACAAAACACTTGACAAATTTATAAAAGTGTGGTATAATTGCAACATCTCTCCACATTATGAAAGGATAAAGAGATGGACAAAGAACTACAAGATTATTACGAAACATTACTAGATTTGTTTGCCTCAAAGGGCTGGAAGCAATACCTAGAAGACATCTCCGACAATATGGAGCTACTTCAGGATATTACTACCATCCCAGATGAGAAGCAATTCTGGTTTCGCAGAGGACAAATAGAAGCGGTACAGCGAGTTCTCTCTTACGAGTCAGCGATTAAAAACAGCTACGAGGACTTTGAGAGGGAAGTAAATGCCTAAGCGTATCTATGAGTTTATCTGCGGAGATGACCATCTCACAGAAGCTTACATTGATTCGGAACTCCGAACAACCAATTGTAAGGTGTGTGGTCAACCTGCTATTCGTATCGTTAGCAAGCCTATGGTCAAACTTGAGGGCGTGACCGGAGATTTTCCCGGAGCAGCAATGCAGTGGGAACGGAAGCGAAACGAGAAGATGGCGCAGGAAAGAAAGAGTGCCGCTGAATAAGCACAAGCACATAGTTATATTCCACAATGCTTATATAGCACGGAGAGTTTAATGGCAACATTTATTGACGAAGGCGACGAGTCGCAACAAGACGAAGAAGAGTATTCATCTATCGAGGATGAGCAGGAACAGGAAACCCCTGAACAGGAACCTGAACCGGAAGATACAGAAGATGACATTCCTGATAAGTATAAGAACAAGTCTGTTAAAGATATTGTTCGTATGCATCAAGAGGCCGAACGCGCAATCGGTAAGCAAGGGAGTGAAGTCGGGGAACTTCGACGAATTGTAGATGACTTTGTACAAGCCCAAACCGTCTCAAAACAACAACAAGCCCCAGAAGTCGAGGAAGAGGTAGATTTCTTTACCGATCCCGACAAGGCTATTGCATCAGCTATTTCCAAGCATCCGAAGGTGCGCGAGGCAGAACAGCTCTCGGCACAAATGAAGAAGGCAGAAGCGCTGGCTAACCTAAAGTCTGCACATCCTGATTTTACTGAAGTCGTCAATGACGGTAGCTTCTCTGAATGGATTAACAAGAGCAAGGTTAGGCAAGAGTTATTTAGTCGAGCAGATCGCTCCTACGATTTTGATGCAGCGAATGAGTTGTTATCTACTTGGAAAGAAAGAAAACAAGTAGTCAACCAGTCACAAGAAGTCGAGAAAGTACAGCGTAAGCAAGCAGTCAAAGCAGCATCCACTGGTTCATCCAAGGGGTCTGGTGAGACAGCAAGTAAGAAAACCTATCGCAGAGCCGACATCATCGAACTCATGCGTACTAACCCTGACCGTTATCAACAGCTATCTGATGAGATTATGGCTGCATATGCGGAGGGTCGTGTTAAATAACCATTTTGAAAGATAATTTATATGGCACTCGGAACTAATCACGTCACCAATACAACTGGTGCAACGTTCATCCCTGAATTGTGGTCTGATGAAATCATCGCAGCCTACAAGCAAAACCTCGTTATGGCAAACCTCGTTTCCAAAATGTCCTTCAAGGGCAAAAAGGGCGACACCTTGCACATTCCTAAGCCCACTCGTGGTGCTGCTGCTCTCAAGGCTGCATCTACACAAGTGACCCTGCAAGCCGCTACTGAGTCAGAAGTTCAGGTGTTGGTGAACAAGCACTATGAGTACAGCCGCTTGATCGAAGACATCACGGAAACTCAAGCTCTGGCTTCATTGCGTAAGTTTTACACTGGTGACGCTGGCTACGCGCTGGCTAAGCAAGTTGACACCGACTTGATCCAATTGGGTCGCGGTGCTCAAGGTGGTAACGGCACTGTCGCTTATGACAAGGCTGTTATCGCTTCTGACGGTTCTACCCTGTACACGGGCACTAACGAAGCTGCAATCACTGACGCTGGTATCCGTAAGGTTATCCAAACGTTGGACGATGCTGACGTGCCTATGGACGGTCGTTGCTTGGTGTTGCCTCCTGTGGCTCGTAACGTGATGATGGGCTTGGCTCGTTTCACTGAGCAAGCTTTTGTGGGTGAAGTCGGTGGTGGCAACACTATCCGTAACGGTCAAATCGGTAACGTCTACGGCGTTATGGTTTACGTTTCTACCAACTGCGAGACTGCCACTGGCGATGCTCGTATCGGTATGATGTTCCACAAGGATGCTTTTGTGTTGGCAGAGCAGTTGGGCGTACGCTCACAGACTCAGTACAAGCAAGAGTACTTGGGCACATTGTTCACCTCTGACATGCTGTATGGCGTGAAAGAGTTGCGTGATGAAGCCGCTGTTGCAATCGCAATGGCTGCCTAATTAGGCTAAAAGAGGCTCTCTTCGGAGGGCTTCTTTGTTAAAGGGCTTTCTTGTAGAGTCTTTCAACAAAGGAACAAGGAGATTTTATGGCTATTTACCGTGGCTCTGGTGGTAGTGGTGATGCTACCAATGATGCTTCTATATCGGCTGTTACAGCCCTTACAGTACGTGCTGAAGATGCTGCTGATGCGGCAGAGGGAAGTGCAACCGCTGCTGCTGGTTCTGCAAATACTGCATCTGGTTATGTCGCAACAGTAGCTGCTAGTGCTACAGCTGCCGCTACCTCAGCAACTGACAGTGCTAACAGCGCTACCGCATCTGCCTCAAGCGCGGCTACAGCCTCAACTCAAGCGACCAATGCGGCTACTTCTGCCTCAAGCGCGGCTACCTCAGCAACCGATAGTGCCAATAGCGCTACCGCATCTGCTAACAGTGCCACAGCCTCAGCCTCAAGTGCTACAGACGCTCAAACGGCTCAGACAGCCGCTGAGACCGCTGAAACGAATGCCGCTACCTCTGCCTCAAATGCGTCCACAAGCGCCTCTAACGCAGCTACAAGCGCTTCTACGGCTACCACACAGGCAACCAATGCCTCCAACAGTGCAACAGCCGCAGCAACCTCTGCTACCAATGCAGGGACAAGTGAGACTAATGCGGCTAACAGTGCTTCTGCCGCTTCAACGTCAGCAACCAATGCGGCTACTTCGGCTACCGATGCTGCTGCCTCTGCTACACTAGCTGCTACTTACACCCCAGATCAAACAGGTCACTCAGGTGAGTTTTTGACAACGGATGGCTCTGTTACCTCATGGGCGGCTGTTGATGCCTTGCCTGACCAGACTGGTAACTCCGGTAAGTATTTAACCACAGATGGTACTGATGCTTCTTGGGCTGTGGTGAATGTAACCCCTGCTCTGGATGATCTAAGTGATGTTACCATTACAACGCCTAGTAGCGGTGAGGGTATTGTCTACAATGGCTCTGCTTGGGTTAATGGTACAGTAGGCGGCAACACAACTACTAGCGGCTTGTACGAGATGGCTAACGCGATTACGACTGACTACACTATCGGTACAGGTAATAACGCTTTGAGTGCAGGGCCTATTTCAATTAACAGTGGCGTATCAGTCACCATCCCTAGCGGTAGTCGCTGGGCTATTGTCTAAGGAGTTATATGGCTATTGTATTAAACGGTGACGGGTTCATCACAGGAGCCGCTGGCGTAGGCAAGGGTGGCTCAGGCACTAACGTTGCTTTCTACGAGACTGACAACACGATTACGGCTGACTACACCATTGGCACAAACAAGAACGCTATGAGCGTGGGTGATATAGTGGTTGCTACGGGTGTAACAGTTACTGTTCCAACTGGTTCTTTTTGGGTGGTTGTATGAGCGGAAATATTAACTTTAACGGCTGGATTAACGATGATGGCTCAGAGAACTACAAGTGTAGGGCTTGGGTGAACTTTCAGGGCACAGGCACTGTTGCTATAAGAGCAAGTGGGAATGTGAGTTCAATTACGGACAATGGCACTGGTAACTATACGGTTAACTTTACTACAGCTATGGTAGATGCGAATTATGCTTCAAATGTAAGCGGAAACGGCCCTCTTATAACTGATTTTAATAATGTGGTAGTTGCGCCATTTACATCAACCCCTACAACATCTGCTTTTCGCTTACAAAATAGTGCCGGCGGCGGTGCTCGTGATTTACTTTATGGCTTTGTCACCATCTTCCGCTAAAGGGTATATATGTCAACAATTAAAACAGAAACACTAAGCACCCCTAGCAACGCAACAGTCCCCGTAGACACAGTGGTGAACGGGACAGCAAAGGCTTGGGTTAACTTCAACGGAACAGGTACGGTGGCTATTCGTAGGGCTTTTAATGTAAGCAGTATTACGGACAATGGAACAGGAGATTACACGGTGACTCTGGCGGTTGCAATGCCTGATACAAGCTGGGCTCCTGTTATAACCCATAGAGACGCTATATATGAAGGTATGTCAGCTATTCTTGGGGATCCCCTCACCACTACTACAGTTCGTATTGGCGTTCGTCAGGGTCATGTAACGTCACCACCAAGACAAGATACTTCTTTAGTAACTATGGTGGCATTCAGCTAAAGGTTTTTTATGAGTACAACAATAAGCGGAACAAGTGGTGTTACCTTCCCAGATAGCACCTCAATGCAAACAGGCCAACAGGCTTGTAAGGCGTGGGTTAACTTTAATGGCACAGGGACTGTGGCGATTAGGGGGTCATACAATGTGAGCACAATTACTGATAATGGCACTGGTGACTACACGGTGAATTTTACTACTCCCCTTGTTGATGGGAACTATGCATTAGTTGGAACAACGGGAAATAATACCACCTCAATGCACGTTGTAATGCAACCAGTTAACGTACAACCACCATCAACAACCGCAGTTCGTATCCAAACGCCATCAGCAGATGGGACGCTTGTTGCCAACCCACCCTCTGTCAACGTCACCGTCTTCAGCAACTAATTTTAAAGGAGTCTAACATGGACAACAAACGAGTAATTTATCCAACAGACGAAGGCGGTGTTGCCGTTATCGTTCCCGCACCCGGCGCTACACAAGAGCAGGTGCTAAAGGCTGTGCCAGCAGGTAAGCCCTACAAGATCGTCGATGTGGCTGATGTGCCCACCGACCGTACATTCCGCAACGCATGGGAGTATTCAGCATGATTACAGTTAACGTAGACAAAGCAAAGGGCATTGCCCACGAAGTTCGCCGTGCCAAGCGCACCGAAGAGTTTGCACCACTTGACATAAAGGCTACCATCCCATCTGAGGCTGTAGC